TCTTTTAACAGAACGTCTGCACCATCAGCGTCAAGAGTAATATCTCCTGCAGAGTCTAGAGTTATTGTAGAGCCTGTTATATTTGTTATCACAGGATCTGTAAGTGTTTTATTTGTTAGAGTGTCTGTTGTAGTTTTACCTACTAAAGTATCTGTGGTAGCAGGTAATGTTAGTGTTATGTTTCCACTAAATGCTGAGTGAGCAGGAGCTTGCAATTGAGCATAGTGTGCGTTAGAAGCCTCACAGTAAAATCTAACATATGATTGTGCTCCAGAGTTTTTAATAGAGATAGCACCTGACTGCATATCAATACCGTTAGAACCATCTATTCTAACAACACCTGAACCATTTGGTGTTAGTGCAATATTACCATTAGATGTAGAAACAATACCGTTACCATTTACATCTAGATCACCACCTAGTTGTGGTGTAGTATCTTCTACCACATTAGATAAAGCAACGCCACCAACAGCAAGACCAGAAACTATAGTGCTACGTGTGATCTTTTTAAGACCACCACCAGATGTATCTACAGCAAGAAATACGTCATCATTAGCTACAGTACTAATCTCAGATAAATCACCCACAGCCGTAGGGTTAAAGTTTGTACCGTCTGCAATAAGAAGATGTCCTGCAGTATTTGTACCCATAGTTAGGTCATCACCACTGATGGTGAGATCACCTGCAAGTGTAAGATTTCTTATACCTGTAAAATCTTTGTTAGCATCTAACACAACTGCTTTGGAGTTAATAGCTGTACCTGTGCCTGTAGAACCTAAGTCAAGAGCGTTAAGTTCTCCTACCACTGCTGTAATACCATCTAAAGTATTTATCTCTGCAGTGGTGGCAGTTACACCATCCATAATGTTAAGTTCAGCAGCAGTTGCACTTATAGCTGTACCGTTAAAATTTATTGCATCTGCGTGAAGAGTACCATCAAAAAAGCCATCCTTAAACTCAAAGGTGCTAGAGCCTAAGTCTACATCGTCATCTGTTGTAGGAAGTATTGATCCGTTATTAAATGTTACCTGTGTCTCACCACCTGCAGTAACTGTAATTACATCAGAGCCACTGAAAGCTATACTTGTGTTAGAGTCAGCATCACCTGAAATACTATCTAGCTGTACTGCACCTACATTTGATAAAGCAGCATCACCAAAGTCTACAGCACCTGCAACGGTAAGTGTTCCTGACACATCTACGTTACCATTTATATCGACAGTAGTAGCAGCAATCTGT